ACCGCAGAAGATGATGCTAATCAGGATGCTGATGGCAACAACTGGACAGCTACTAGCTACGGAACTCAATCTGTAGATACTTCAGACTTGTCAAGCTTTACAGCCTTTGCAGACTTAACAAGCTCTGACGTTCAAGGATGGGTAGAAGCTGCTATGGGTGAAGAAGCTGTACAAAGTCTTAAAGACGGTTTAGATGCTCAGATAGAAAGTCAAAAAAATCCAAGCTCAGTAACAAAAACTTTGGCATCTTAATTAATGATGCTAATATATAACTTTTAATTAGGAGAATTAATTATGGCAGAAGCTAATAACAACACAGTAAACGAAGAACCAAAGGTTTTAACACTTACTGAAAAGGTAGATGACAAAGATGTTGAAAAAAAATACCTTATAGAGGATATGTCTGAAGAAGGTTTAATTTTATATAACAAACTAGCCATCATTCAAAAACAAAAAAATGAAATGATTGCAAATGCTAATTTTGAAATAGAAAAAGCAGATGTACTCATTAATCATTACATGGCAGAGTTAAAAAACAATTTGCCTGAAGAAATGGAAGCAAGTGATGAAGATGCCGAAAGTGGAGATAAAAAACCCAACTGATTTATCTAAGTTGGAAACGCACGAACAAATTTGTGCTTTACGATACGAAAACATAGAAAAACGTATGGAAGCAGGTTCTAAAAGATTTATACGCATAGAACAACAGATTTGGGGTTTATATGCCCTTATTATTGCTTCACAAGTTATAGGAGCATTTGTCTAATGGCAGGATTACAAGTAAGCGTAGAGCCAACACAAGAACCAGTCACATTACAAGAAGTTAAAGAATATTTACGAGTTGATGATTCTACCGATGAAAGAATCATAAGACCTTTCATAGAAACAGCTAGAAGGTTTTGTGAGGAACATACTGGTAGAGCATTAATGACACAGACCTTGACATTATTTCTTGATGCTTTTGAAGATATTAGTGACCCTTTATGGGAAGGCGTAAGAACTGGTCCATACCTTAACTATTATAAAAATTATGTGGTTTTACCACGTTCACCAGTCGCATCAGTTACACACGTTAAAACCTATGATGATGCTGATACAGCAACTACATTCGCAAGTTCAGATTATTATGTTGATAACGCAAGAGAACCTGCAAGGGTGGTATTAAGAACTGGTGCTACATTTCCAACAGCTTTAAGAGTGGCAAACTCTATAGAAGTTCAATATGTAGCAGGTTACACATCACAATACAATATACCTGAACCCCTCAGATTAGGAATACTACAACACATAGCATATCTGTATGAACACAGAGGAGATATGTATGATGCTAAATTACCTTACCCACCTATGTTAAGAAGTTTGTATGCACCTTATGTAGTACACAGAGGATTAGGTTCTTCATCTTTAATGGCTTTGGGATAAATGTCTAACTCTATTGGCAAAATGCGATATAGAGTTAAAGTAGAAAATGCTACTAATACTCGTGATGCTGGTGGTGGTCTATCACAATCTTATTCACCAGTAACAACCATATACGCCAATATTAAGCCCACTAATGCTAATAGTATATACAGGCAAGGGATAGTCCAAGAAAAGGTCACACACGAGGTTACAATTCGTTATATGACCAATATATCTACAAATAGCAGAGTGACCTATGGAACTCGCAACTTTAATGTCAAAGGAATCATTAACGTAGATGAAAGAGATAGATTTCTCAAGTTGTTATGCGAAGAAGGTGTAGCAATATGAGTATTGATTTAAAAATTACGAACCTCAAAGCATTTAATAAAAAATTAAATAAAAAACTACAAGACAACAAGGTCAAAGAATATGTGACTCGTGGAACTATGATGGTACAAAATACTGCTAAAGAAAGTATATTAAAAGGCGGTACTGGAAGATTATACGAAAAGTATGAACCTAGAAGAAGTCATAGAGCATCAGCACCTAATCAACCACCTGCAAGTGATACAGGCTTTTTAGTAAGTCAAATAACTATGAATGTAGATGTAAAAGCAAATGGTACTGTTGTTGGGCAAATAATATCAGCAGCACCATATTCTAAGGCATTAGAGTTTGGTACAACACAAATGACTGAAAGACCATTTATGCAACCAGCATTAGAAAAAAATAGAAGAAAGATAGAGCGTATGTTTAAAAAAGGTGTGTTGAAATGAGCATAGGACAGTTTCAATTACAAAGTGCTGTGTATTCTGCTCTTAATGTAAGTGCTATAACATCTACACTATCTTGTGGTGTATATGACGAAGTTATAGAAGGTAATACGTACCCTTTTATTACACTAGGGGAAGAAACTGCTATTGATTATGGAACAAAAGACTTAGATGGTGGGGAATACACAATCAACATACATATTTGGTCACAATATAAAGGTTCTAAAGAAACCAAACAAATAATGGACAAGATACACGATTTATTGCATGATATAAACTTAACTGTTACTGGTTTCAATCTAATTAACCTTAGATTTGAATACAGTGATATAATGAGAGACCCAGATGGTGTCACTAGACATGGAGTCATGCGATTTCGTGCAATAATATTAGGAACAAACTAATTTTATAGGAGAAAAAAATGGCAGCACAAAAAGGTTTAGATGTTTTAATTAAAATTGACATCAGTGGAACACCAACAACAATTGGTGGTTTAAGGTCTTCATCAATCACTTTAAATGATGAGTCAGTAGATATTACTAACAAAGATAGTTTAGGAACTAGAACATTACTCGCAGGAGCAGGTGTTAATAGTTTGTCTATCAGTGGTTCAGGTGTATTTACAGATTCAACAGCAGAAGTTGCGGTTAGAACTGCTTTTGCAGCACAACAAAATACTACTGATGGTTCAACACCACAAACAGCAGCTTTTGATACATATGATTTTGTAATACCTCATTTAGGAACATATCAAGGTTCATTTCAAATCACATCTTTAGAATATGCAGGTGAGTACAATGGTGAAGCTACATATTCAATGTCTTTTGAATCAGCAGGATATATTACATTTACAGCACATAGTGGATAAATGCTTAAGCAAGTAAAAGTAAAAGTTGGTGATGAATCTATTAATGGTTCAATGCATGAAGATGAATTACTTATAGCTAATGTTATAGATGTTGGAGATGTAATTAATGTAGATGGTAAAGATAGAGAAGTTTTATCATCAAGTATTGATTACAGAGACAATGTATTAAAAATAAATCTTGCAAAAGCAAGTAAACCAAAAAAGGAGAAAAAGTCAGATGGCAAATCCACTAAAGGGTGAAATACCACTTACGTTAGGTAAAGAAACTTATAAATGCAGATTAACAATAGATGCATTAGTAAGAATAGAAGACGAATTAGATAAAGGCATTTTAGAGTTAGCTACTGCCATTGCTGAAGCTAAAGTGCGTATCCGTACCCTTATCGTTGTATTACGCCATGCACTTAGAGGTGGTGGCAACGATTTTGACGATAAAAAAATAGGCGAAATTATTTCTAGTGTAGGAATAGTAGTAGCATCAACTGAAGTAGCTAAACTCTTAGTTGCAACATTAAGCGATAACGACTCAGACGAGGAAGATAAAAAAAAAGAACAGGTAGAATGAATCCAGTAAGCATAAACTGGGCAGATTATGTAAAAATCTGTATTGGTATTATGCAGATGCGACCTGATGATTTTTGGAATCTATCTCCTCGTGAAATGTATTTAGCAATTAAAGGCTTTAAAGAATTTAATTCAGCAGAAGAAAAAGATACACCTATGACAAGTGATAGGCTAGAAGAAATGATGGAGTTATATCCTGATGGCTAAGATAGATGATTTAATAATTCAAATCAAAGCTGATACAAAACAGTTACAAAAAGAATTAAAACAAATAGAAGGGAAAATTAGAGTCACTGGAGCAGCAGGTGGTGCTGCTTTTGGTGGCATGGCAGGAAGTTTAAAAAGTATTCGTGGTCCTGCTTTAGCAGCAGCAGCAGGAATAGCAGCTATCGTTTTACCTATGAAAGCTATAGCAGGTGTTGGCTCACAGTTTGAAGATTTAAAAGATTCATTAGACCAAGTATTTGGTAGTATGGAAGCTGGTGACCAAGCTATGCAAAAAGTTTTCACTTTTGCACAAACAACACCATTTCAAATAGAAGATGCAACAAAGGCATTTATTGCACTTAAATCAGCAGGTATTGAACCAAGCATGAATATGTTACAAACCTTTGCTGATACAGCATCTGTTTCAATTGACCAACTAGGAACATTTGAAGCATTAATAAGAGTTGTGCAAAGGTCAGCAGGTGGTGGTTTAGGTCTTGAAGAATTAAACATGATAGCTGATAGAGGTATTGATGTTTTTGGTGGTTTAAAAGAAGAACTTGGATTATCAAGAGATGAAATAGCTGAATTTGGTAAAACAGCAGAAGGTGCAAAGAAAATAACTGATGCTCTTGTTGTTACTTTAAATAAAAAGTTTGGTGGTGCTATGGAATCCAAAATGGATAACCTTAGTACAAAAACATCTAACATGGTTATTGCTTTTAAACAGTTAGGAGATGAGGTATTTAAAAGTGGTTTAGGTGATTTTCTTAAAAATATGGCTGATTCTTTAACTGAAATGGCTAATGGTATAGCAAAATCAGTGAGAGCTGTAAGTGGTAGACAAACCGCAGAAGATTTTGGAGTCACAGGTGAGACACCACAACAAATAGCAACTAATCTTACAGCAGAGAGACAAAGAATTGGTGGATTGTTAAAGGGTGTTAGAGAAGAAGGCGTTCAAGTAAAGCCTGAATTAGAAGATGCTAGAATGAGAAGGTTAATTCAATTACAAAATGAATACAACAAACTTCTAGAGTTAGAATTTAAGGCACATCAAAATATTGGTATTGAAACACTTAATAAAAAGAAAACCGATGAAAATTTAAGCACTTTATTACAATCAGATATAGATTTCATGTCAGAATTTAAAAAATTACTAGGCGAAAGTATTCCCGAGTTAGATAAAATTAATGAACAAATATCATCAGTAGAAGCATTAAGAGGAAAGTTAGATGCTAAAGGTAACTTGATAGCATCTGATGAAGAAATAGAACGTGTTTTAGCGTTTTTAGATGAAACAAGAAAGGAACTAGGTAAAACTGGTGAAGCATCAGACGCTATGGCACAAATATTAGAACAAGCGACTGACCAATTTGCTAACGATTTTATTAACGCACTACAAAGCGGTGAAAATGCTTTAGTATCATTTAGAAACTTGGTAGGTGATATGATTCAACAAGTAATAGCTGAGTTTTTAAAAATGAAAGTCATCAAACCTTTAATGAATGCTTTATTTAGTGCTGTAGGTTTACCTACTATTCCTATGGATGAATCAGCAGGTGGTGGAACTATACAAGGTGGCAGACCTACATTAGTAGGTGAACGTGGTCCTGAAATATTTGTACCTAATACTGGCGGAACTATTATGAATAACATGAATAGTAGAAACGCTATGGGTGGTGGTACGCCAATCAATATATATCAAAATCTTAACTTTGCTACTGGTGTTGTGCCAACAGTAAGAGCAGAGATTACTAAAATGATGCCACAAATAGCAGATGTAACAAAAGCAGCAGTACAAGAATCAGCTATGCGTGGTGGTACATTTAGAAGGAGTTTAGTAGGTGGCTAAGATAGTAACAATGCCAAATACCCCTAATTTTGTTAGGAGTAATTTTATATTAAGACGTGCAGTAGGTAGTGTAGCTTCACCTTATACAGGTAAAGTTAGATCACAAGAATACGATGGTGTATTTTGGGAAGCTACAGTAACACTTCCACCAATGCGTAGAGATGTTGCTAAAAATTGGCAATCATTTCTTTTAGAACTTAATGGACCAGTAAATCATTTTAAATTTGCAGACCCTGATGCTTTAACCAATCAAGGCACATATGATGCTAATGATTTAAAAGCTAAAGATAGAATTAATCAAGGAAGCATTGAATTAGATTTTTCTTCAGCAACACAAACAATTACTGCACCTTCTGATACAACACCTTTTGCTAATGCTTTAGTTGGTGATTTTATTGTGGTCACAGGTTCAGCTAATCCTGAAAACAATGGCACACATAAAATAACCACAAAGACTAATGCTTATACAGTAATAGTAGAATCTGAATCAGGTGGTTTAGTCACCGAAGCAGATGTAACAGGTTGTACGATAAAATCCAATCAAAAGGGTGCAACAGGTATAAATTTATCATCTAGTTCTAACAGTGCAACAGGCACAATACTTAAAGGTGACTATTTACAAATAACATCAAGTTCTACAGCAGGTGCTAATCCAGTTCAATACGTTATGGTGACTGAAGATGCTACATTGAATGTTAATGCAGGTGAAGATACTTATGGAGTTAAAATACAACCTAAGTTAAGAACAGCCATAACTGAAAATCATTTAGTAAGATTCGCAACTCCAAAAGGATTGTTTAGATTAACAACAAAAGATGTTGACTGGGATGCTGATAATATTTCTAACTATGGCATATCTTTTTCATGTATTGAGGTAGTTTAAATGTCTAATAGAGGTGGGATTGATAGTTCAATAACAAGCTACCTTGAAGCAGACCATCAACTATTATTCTTAGCAGTTGAAGCTGAATTTGATACAGAAACTATAAGAGTATGGTCAGGTGACTATGACCTAATAATTAATGGTGGAACATATACTGGTGTTGGAACTCTTTTATCTATCTCAAACATAGAAGATACCTTAGAACTTAAATCAAGTGGTTTATCTGTGGCTTTAGCAGGTATGGATACAACTGTTCTTGATTTAGCACTTACAGAAAATTATCAAAATAGATTTATCACAGTTTATCTAGGATACCTTTCAGGGGGAACAGACACTACTGTAGGCACTATGACTTTATTTAAAGGTCGTATGCAATCAATGGTGATAAATGATGACCCTAATGGTTCTACAATTACTGTAGATGCAGAAAATAGATTAATAGATTTACAAAGACCATCAAACCTAAGATACACCAAAGAATCACAACAATTTATAGATTCTACTGATACTTGTTTTAACAGGGTTCAATCTTTACAAGATAAAGAGATTGTATGGGGTAGGTCATCTTCCAACACTGGTGGTGGTACTGGTGGTGGCGGTGGTGGTGGTCGTGGCGGTGGTGGAACAACGAGAAGATTTTCAGAAAGATAATGATAAAGAAAGCAGACTGGAGTATAGAATTTGACCAATTTATAACCAAAAACAGGTTTAAAGGTTTTAAATGGGGTTCATGGGATTGTTGTAAGTTTTCTAATGCTTGTATAAAGGCTATGACAGGTGAAGATTTAATACCCAAAGAACTTAAATGGAAAAACGAAGCAGAAGCTATGAAATCAATAAAAGAATATGGCAAAACACTTGCTAAAAGTATTGAAAAGGCTTGTAAAGCAAAAGGTGTACAAAAAATAGACAAAGCCTTTATGCAAAAAGGTGATTTAGTGGTTTATAAAGAAGAATCAGAATTAGTTGGTATATCAGATGGTTTTAAGGTCTTATCACCTACAGATGACATGGTAATAGCTAAGCAAAATGTAGATATTATTTCTGTATGGAGAATACCTAATGGCTAAAGCAATCAAAGCAGCAGTAACTGTATTTGTCGTCACTTTTTTAGTAGTAACTGGTACAGCCTTTTTATTAGGTACAACAGCTGCAGCTTTAACTGGAATGACTGCTTTGCAAATTGCTTCAGCTTCAGCATTAAGTACTTTAGTTGGTGGCTTGATGTCAAAAGGCAACAATTCTGTTGCAGAAAACTTTGGTACTAAAGTAGCAACAAGAACAGCTACTGCACCAAGACAAATCATATATGGTAAAGCTAGAGTTGGTGGAACAATAACTCACATAGAAACTTCAGGCACAGATAACTATAAATTATCTATGATTGTTGTTCTTGCAGGACATGAAGTAGAAAGTTTAGAAGAAGTATTAATTAATGACACAAAATTAACAACAACAGTTAGTGGTGGCTTTAATTATGCTACTAATAGCAGATTTACTAACAGTGAGAATGAAAATAAATTTGGTGTAAGCAATTCTTTATTAAGATATAGATTTAAAGATGGTTCACAAACTACAGCAGATAGCACCATAACAAGTGCAACTTCTTTAGGTTCTACAGATAAATTTATAGGCATGGCTTATATGCTTATAGAAATGGTATTTGATTCAGAAGCCTTTGGTGGTGGTATTCCACCACTTGCTTTTGTTATTAAAGGTAAAAAAGTTTATGACCCAAGAACATCAACTACAGCTTGGTCAGATAATCCTGCTCTTTGTGTTAGAGATTATATAACCGACACAATCTATGGATTAAAAGCTACCTCAGATGAAGTTTTAGACACAACAGCATTAGGTGGTTTTTCAGCAGCAGCTAATACTTGTGATACAGCAGCTGGTGCAATAACAACAGCTACAGTTAATGGTGCTGTTTCAAACACACAAACTGTACAAATTGATTACGCAACATCAAACACTCTTATAGATATAGGTCAAACAGTATCAGGCACAGGAATATCAGGTTCACCAACTGTAATATCAAGAAGTGGTAATCTAGTGATTTTATCTTCAGCACAAACTATTGCTGATGGTGTAACTCTTACATTTAATGAGGAATTATATAAAGCTAATGGTATAACCAATATGGCAGCCGATGGAACTGGTGTTCTTGAAGGATTACTTAGTTCATGTGCAGGTAAGTTGTCATATATCAATGGTAAATTCGTGATGTTTGCAGGTGCTTCTGTTACTCCTGATATGACAATAACAGATGATAACTTGTTAGCACCTATTTCTGTGGCAACAAAAAATTCCAGTGGTGAAACTTTTAACACTGTTAAAGCTGTTTATGTTGATGGTAATAATAATTATGTAGCTACAGATTCTCCAGTTTACACAGATAGTACATTAATCGCTAACGACACCCCAAGCGGAGAATCACAAGCCAATTACAGAAAAACTTTAGAAATACAGTTGCCATTTACTGATACAACTACAATGGCACAAAGATTACAAAGAACTGCTTTATTACATTCAAGACAAGAGGTAAGTTTATCCGTGTTATGTAATATTGCTTTTATGCAATTACAACCTTTTGACTGGGTTTATATTACAAACGCAAGACTAGGATACACCAACAAAACTTTTGAAGTTTTAAGCACAAATTTAGAAGTAATAGAGTCAGATGACGTTCCAATTTTAGCCACAAGACTTAACCTTAAAGAGATTGATGCTTCAGTATATAGTTTTGCATCAAACACTTATACAGACCCAATAGACGAAGGCTCAAGCGTTTCTACAGGTAGTTTTAGCGTAACTGCACCAACAGGTTTATCTTTAACAGTAGATTTACAACTTGATTCAGCAACAAGCAAAGTAAATATAGATGCAAGTTGGACTAATAACCCTGACGACCTCATACAAGGTACTGAAATCTTGTATGGTACTGCTTCAGGTACTTATATAGGTTCGGTTTTAGTTGGTAAAGGAAAAACAAAGGCAGTTATACCAAACTTAATATCAAATAGCACTTATTATGTTGTAGCAAGACATTTTTCTAGTAACAATGTTTTTAGTGACAACACATCTGAACAAAGTGTTGGCACAGGGTTACCAGCAGCACCAGCAGCACCTACAAATTTATCAGCAACAACAGGCAAAGCCTTAGTTATAGGTTTAGAGTGGAATGCTCCTAGTAATAGTGATTTAAGAGCAGTTAAGGTTTATAGACATACATCTAGTTTTACACCAACAGATGATACATATTTAGTTTCAACAATCACATCAGAGCCAAGTGAAACACAAAAAATCACTTTTGGTTTAGAAGATGGTTTAACAGCAGGTACTACTTATCATTTTGCAGTTAGGGCTATCAATTTTTCAGGTACACATTCTACTTTTACTAGCACTACAACAGGAAGTTTCACATTAGTAGATGTAGGTGATATTGATTTACCTGATTTTTCAGGTTACTTCCATAAAGAAGGCAATACAACTACAGCATTAACTTCATCACAATTTAATACAGAATATGGAAGAACGCCTTTAAATGATGACATTTTAGTTATGGTCAATACAAGTGCTTCTCCAAAAGTTTCAAAGGCTTATAAATGGAATGGTTCTGCTTTTGTAGAAATAACTAATTTTACAACAGGTGATTTAGTTGTAGATGGAACTATTGCAGGTGACAAGATTATTGCAGGTGATATTTCTGCTGACAGGGTTGATGCAGACTTTGTTAGCACATTAAACCTATTAACAACCAGTGCAACTGTCACTAATAATATAACTATAGGTACTGGTAACAATGTTTTTAAAGCTGAAACTGGTGTTGGTATACAACTTGGTCATGCAACATTTGGGTCAGCACCATTTAGAGTAACAGAGGGTGGAGCATTAACAGCTACTAATGCCACAATAACAGGTGAAGTTAATGCAACTAGTGGTACGTTTAATGGTTCTATAGCAATTGGTTCAGGTAATAGTATTTTTAAAGCTGATTCAAATGGAATTTATCTTGGTAACGCTACTTTCAGTTCAGCACCTTTTAGAGTTACACCAGCAGGTGATGTTACTGCGACTAGTGCAACGATTACAGGGACACTTACCTTAACAAACATAGATGGTACTACTGTAACTTATACTGGTGGTACTCTTGGTGTAGGAACAATTGGTAGTGGTAATCTTGGTGACAGTGCAATATTTCCAGCAACTTTAAGATATGAAAGAACTAACTCAACTTCAGCACCTTCAAATTCAGAATTTAACACAGCATTCGGTAGAAATCCAAAAGCTAATGATATTGTTGTTGTTGTAAGAACAGACAACAATTCACAAGTTGCTTATAAACACAATGGCACTGCTTTTGCAGTAATAAATAATTATATTGATGGAGATTTAATTGTTGATGGAACTATTACAGCAACCCAAATTGAGGGTAACACCATTACAGCTAATGAAATTGCAACAGGAACATTAACTTCTGCTTCAGGTGTATTTGGTTCTATAAGTGCCAGTGATATTGATACAGGCACACTTAATGCAGCTAATGTAACGATAAGTGGTGGAGATGTAACTATTAATAGTTCAGGTATCACAATTAATGGTTCTTCATCATCTATTAATTTAGGTTCAGGTGCATTTACTGTATCTTCAGCAGGTGTTATGACTGCAACTGGTGCTACTATTTCAGGTAACTTAACAGCTACATCTTTAAATGTTACAGGAGCAACAGTAACAGGCACTTTAGATGCTAGTACGATTACTTTAGATGGTGACCCATTAGATGATTTATTTGGTGTTGCGGGTTCAGGAAGTGCAAAAACTTTATCTATTGGACATGATGTCAAAAATCAGCTTAAAGTTGATGGCACACAAATGATTTATACAGCATATGACAGCTTACAGTCAGATGGTGATGATGCTCTTATAATGAATCACAGTTCTGCTGAATTTTATCCAGCAACACAATCTGCTGGTTGGCATACAACTACAATATATGCAGGTGATGAAAGTGTAGCAGGTGGAATATTAACAGATAGAATTACAGTTGATGCTACAGCCACAGGTTTAAATTCAAGTTATCAATTTTATGTTAATGGTGATTCTTATTTTGATGATGATGCACAAATAGATTCTTTAGGTGTTGGAACAGCAGCTTCAGGTACAACAGGTGAAATAAGAGCTACTAATAATATAACAGCTTATTATTCAGATGAAAGATTAAAAGATTTCAAAGGTAAAATTAATAATGCTTTAGAAAAAGTATCTAAATTAAATGGTTATTACTTTACTGAGAATGCAAAAGCAAAAGAATTAGGTTTTAAAAATGATAATTTACAAGTTGGTGTTAATGCTCAAGAAGTAGAAAAAGTATTACCTGAAATAGTCACTGAAGCACCAATAGATTCTAAATATAAAACAGTATGGTATGACAAATTAGTGCCATTATTAATTGAAGCAATTAAAGAGCAGCAAATTAAAATAGAAGAATTAGAGAAGAGGATAGATAATGACACTAGCAAGTAGTGGAACTATGTCTATTGGTGGTACTACAACTGATAGGTCTATTAATTTAGAACTAGGTAGGAGTGCTACAGCTACTTCATCTATGGGTGAAACTGATTTAAGAAGTTTAGCAGGTGTATCTTCAGGTGCTATTTCAATGTCTAATTTTTATGGTGCTTCTTTATATGATTGGACTACTACAATAACTGTAGGTTCGCTAACATTTTTTGGTCAATCTTATGTGGGTTATGCTCCTAATATAGGTGGCAATCAAGTTGGCTCAACCACTGATACCTCATGTGATTTATATAGCCCAGCACCTACTTGGGGTTTTTATCATGTAAATAATGGTAATGCTGTCTTTTATGTTTATAGCACAACAGCAACTCCAACAGGTAATGCAGGATGGACTACTGTTGACGTTTATGTTGGTCAACAGAACACAAGTGGTTCTCCTAATGCTTCTATTAATAGAACCAGTGCAAGTTATTCAACTTTTACAGGTGTAAGATTTTGGGATTTAGGTAGCACTTTATTTAGCATAAGCTCAGTTTATGTAACTTTAGGTTTTAAATAATGAATTATCAAATAGTACAAAGAGAAGAAGATAATTTTATAAAGTTTTATGTAGCTACTAAAGATGATGGTACTACATACGAAGTTCCATGTATTTTAGATGGTAATGGTGATGTTGATACGACAGCAACACAAAACAAGATGGATTCACATATAATAGAATCTGATTTATTAATGTCTTATTTAGGAGAATAAAAATGGCAATAAAATTAACAAGAACAGTACAAAGGATTGAAGTTTATCCTTTAGCAGATGCTTTAGTACAAACTGTTGCAGGAGCTATTTGGGCATAAATTGTGGATTCAGCAATTCAAGTCATTCAAGAGGTAGGTTTTCCAATAGCAGCAGCAATTGGTTTAGGTTGGTTTATATACAAACTAATTATGCGTATTGTAGATGGCATGGAAACCAAACTTGATAATGTTGATGAAAAAGTAGAATCACAGATAGCAGCTATTGAAGAACGACTTGGTACAAAACTTGACTCACAACACGGAATACTTGTAGCATTAATTGATAGAGTGCGAAGTTTAGATAATGAAATCATAAGACAAGACACCCTCATTAAAACTATTCTAGGCGTACCACAGTTAATAGACAGCAGTAAAATAGCAAAGGCGGATAGAGATGACCAAAGAAAAGATTAAGAAAAAAAGAGGTAGACCAAGCAAGGCAGACCTTGAAAAACTAAAATCTGAACAAGAAAAAGATTTTGTTATTAAAATAGTTGTACTAATTGGATTGGTATTAATCTTAGGAATTTTTACTCAACAGCTTTTGGGAGACCAAATAGTCCATAAGTTTAAATCACCATCTTTTAGTGGCATCAATACCAGTTCACATTATTTGACTATTGAAAATCAAGAGTTCAATAGGAAGATGACAATCAAAGAAGAAATCAAAGCCTTACAAGAACAAATAGAAAGAGATAAAGAAAATACAACATTAGCTAGATTTATGCGTAATTTAGAGTCACGTATCTATGCTCAACTATCAAGACAACTTGTTGATAATCTTTTTGGAGAAACGCCACAAACTGAAGGTACTATAGAACTTGAAGGTAATACTATAGAATATACATCTGATGGACAATTTATAACACTTAAAATAACTGATGCAGATGGCAATATCACAGAAATCACATTACCTATTGGTTCTTTTACTTTCTAGTTGTTCCATTAACAGTGTCATTGAGGACACGCAACAGATAAGATTCCAACATAAAAGCAAAGATAAACCTAGTATCTTTTCTTTACAGTCACAAGATTTATTAAACGTTCAAGCACCACAAACAAAACCAGTAGTTGCTGTATATCCAACTGCTTTTACAGACCAAACAGGACAAAGAAAGAGCAACAGTGAGTTTGCTTTATTTTCTAGTGCTATTACCCAAGCACCAAGCAATCTATTAATAAGAGCATTGAAACACGCAAGTAATGGTGAATTTTTTAGGGTTGTTGAAAGGGTTGGTTTGGATAACTTAACAAAAGAAAGACAAATTATAAGAAGTACAAGAGAAGAATTAGAAGATAAAAAAACTATAATGCCTTTGTTATTTGCAGGTGTATTGCTAGAAGGTGCTGTTGTATCGTATGATAGTAATCTAATCACAGGTGGTGCAGGAGCAAGGTATTTAGGAATAGGCTCAAGTGTACAGTATCGTGAAGATACAATCACTGTAAGCCTTAGAATGGTTTCTGTAGCTACTGGTGAAATACTAGTAGAAGTTATGTCTAGTAAGACTATACTTAGCTATGGACAGTCACAAGATGTGTTTAAATTCATAGAAATGGGTACTGAGTTAGTTGAAGTGGAATTTGGTGTTTCACGGAACGAGAGTACAACTATAGCCTTAATGAAAGCTATAGAAGGTGCTGTATTAGAACTTATTATTATCGGTTACGATAAAGGGTACTGGAAATATGAAGAAAATGAAATTAATGAGCCTGTTTGTGATGATGAGTGCGTTGCAAACATACGCGGATAACGAAATTTATGTAGACCAAAGCGGTAATACTGCTTCCATAGATTTAGAGCAACTTGGTAGCTCTAACCTTATTGGTGGTAGTTCTGCTGTATCAGGAACTATGACTGCTCTTGACCTTGATGGTATTAGTATGACTTTAGATATTAATCAGATTGGTTCAAGCAATATCTTTAGGTCAGATGCTATTGATGGTGATAACTTTACTGGATTCTTTGAGTTTGATGGTGATAGTAATGTTATGGATATCTTATTAAATAGCACTGGTCTTATAAGTGCAGATTACATAAATCTATATTTAGATGTTACTGGTAGTAGTAATGAATTTGATTTAGAAATAGCAGAAAATGCTGATTCATCTTATCTTGATTTAGACTGGACAATCTTAGGTGATTCTAATGAATTAAATTTTGATATTGATTATGCTAATGCTATTAATTTTCTAGATATCAATGGTGGTTCAAACACTATCAACTTTACAGCTAGTGGATATTCAGGAAACACATCATCTGATTCAGGATATTTTTATATGGATTTAGATGGTAGCAGTAACACATTTAACATCATACAATCATCAACACTTGCAAGGGATTGGTTAAAAATTGAAACTTCTACTTCTAACTCTAATATTTGTATCACTCAAAATGATGGGGGAACAGCAACAGGTTGTTGATATAGGTGATATATCAGAACTAAATGGTGTTGCACGAATATTAAGAGATGAACCATTACAAGCTGAATTAAACCTCGGCATACAAAGTAATGATGAAGCCATAACTACTAATGGTCGTATGGCTATTACCTTTCTTGATGATTCAACAGTTAGATTAACAGAACACTCTGAATTACTAATTGACGAATATATCTATGACCCTGACCCATCTAAATCTAAGATGGCACTTACCTTTGGATTAGGAACAGCAAGGTTTATAACAGGCAATCTAAACAGAATTGATAAACAAAACATACAACTTAAAACACCCACAGCAAATATAGCGATAAGAGGAACAGACTTCACAGCTACTGTAGACGAGCTAGGGCGTAGTTTAATTATATTGTTGCCTGATGCTTATGGACTATCTAGCGGTGAAATAGAAGTCATTACAGCTACTGGTAGCGTACTTTTAAATAAACCTTTTCAAGCTACAACAGTTTCAGTATTTGAGAACGCACCAAGCAAACCAGTTATCTTAGATTTAACATTAGACCTTATAGATAATATGTTGATTGTTACACCACCTGAAGAACAAATTATTGAAGGTGAAGAAGTTGTAGTGCAAAAGAAAAACATCTTAGACTTTGATGATTTAGATATAGATTACTTAGAAGAAGATTTTTTAAAAGAAGACAAATTAGAGTTTACAGAACTAGATATAAATTATCTTGATGTAAACTTCCTAGAAGATTTATTAGATGTTATAGATGCTTTAGAAGTTGTAAAAGAAGAAGATGCTTTAGAACAAGATGCTATATCTACAAATATAAAAGGCACAAGGTTTGGTCAAGATTTAGATACACAAATAACAACTTTTTATACTGCTGAAAAATTAACTCTGCTTAGAAGCGTAGAAAGTACAGCAAGAATAGATATAGATGGTAGTGCAAGTTATACTGTTATCTTTATCCAAAATGGTGTGTCAAACATAGTCACGATTAATGGTGGTGAAGGTAGCACAATCAAAATAACCCAAGAAAATTAATTTAATTAATATTCCAAAATGGGTTTACATTCCTGTAAAAATCATTATACTAAGTTATATAAATTGATAAAACGCTTTAAAAAGCAGGGAAAATAAAATGAGAAACCTAGACGAAATCAAAAACAAAATAGCAAACTATGACTATATGTCATATGAGCAATATAAGAATCTAAAAGAAGAAATCTTTTCTTTAGATGACGATTCCATATCAGAACTTTATGGAACAACTATGGAAAGAATAGATGAAAACGAAACAGAATTATATTTCTTAGAACTTGAATTAGAAGAAAGAAATATAAAACATTGGTATGCAAGAACTAAATACTTCAAAAAACTTTACAGCGATGTTTCAGACTATATGCTTGATTTGTTTGAAAAAGAAATGGAAAAACCAATTGAACAAAAACTTGCTGAAGACAGCACAGAACTCGTACAAAATTATTTAGAGGTTTTAGAGACTTATGAAGGCGATATGTTAAAGCCTGAGGTTGTACAAAAACATATTCAAATATGTAAAGAAGTTTTATCATCAAGAGGTTTATAAAAACCTCACTTAATTCAAGGCTCTTAATTGAGCCTTTTTTTGTGCTATTATTTTGTGATGAAAATATTTCTGCTACCGATAATAATTCTATTATCACTCCCACTTATATTCCAAAGCACACCAACTGAAATATTAAAATTTAAAACCTTTGATACCTTTGTAAAAAAATATGAGCCATCAGGTAACTTTGTAATATTAAATATTACAGAAGAAGATGTAGAAAATGAAGGTGGTTATCCTTTTCCAAGAAGAAGATTAGCAGAGATACAAGTAGACCTTATCAATAAAGGTGCTATTGGTGTTGGTTGGGTAATATCTTTTCCACAAGCAGACAGAATGGGTGGTGATGAAGTCTTTGCTACAACACTAGGTTATGTACCTTCTGTTATAGCGATGTTTGAAGATGGCAAAAATAAATACCCAAAAGCTACTGGAACTGTTGTCAAGGGCAATCATGTTGATGGTATAGTATCTATGGGAGTTAAGGAAAACCTGAACACTCTAGCAGATAATACATTACAGGGATTAGCCATTGCTCCCACCGAAGTTGACCAACTTGTTAGAAGAATCCCATTACTTGTCAGCACACCTGAAAAAGATTGGATTCCATCATTCGGCACACAAATTTATAAAGCATTGTTTGATGTTAGAACCTACATTATAAAAACTGGTGATAATGGTATAGAGGAAATATCAATCAGAGGAATACCACCAGTCAAAACAGATAGTCTTGGTCGTAAGTGGATTAGTTGGGTAGATACACCACAAACAGATTTAAAAGAAATGAATGTAGCAGGTAAGTTCGTGTTTGTGGGTGTCACTGCTAATGGTGTGATGCCACAGATAGCAACACCTGTTGGATTATTAGAACCGCACAAGATTCAAACAGCTTTAGCAGAATCAATATTAATTCAAGATAGTCCTTACATACCTGATTGGGCATTAGCTGTAGAAATGCTTATATTTATTGTGTCAGTAAGCCTTATATGGCTTGTATTAAACGCTTTAGGCATAACATGGGGTTTAGTATTAGGTTTAGGAATAATGTTATCAACAGCTTATACAGGATATGAACTTATCCACAGGGGTTTATTAATTGATGTTACATGGACATTAATATCACAGTTTATAACTGGTTCTATAGCTTTCTACCTAAGATTTAGAGAACAATTTAAACTCAGATTACAAATTAAAAAACAATTTGAACATTATCTTGACCCAAGACAAGTTAAACAATTACAAAAGAATCCTGAACTTTTAAAACTTGGTGGCGAAAAAAGATACGCAACATTTTTATTTACAGATGTTCGTGGGTTTACAGCTTTATCAGAATCATTAGAACCTGAACAGGTGACTTACATAATGAATCAAGCTCTAACTGCTCAACAAAAAGCAGTACAAAAACATGGCGGTATGGTAGATAAGTATATTGGTGATGCAATGATGGCTATATTCAATGCACCTCTTGATTTAGAAAACCATGAAACAAAGGCGTTGGCTTGTGCTATGGATATACAAAAAAATATGGAAGAACTAAATTATGTTCTTGTAGATAAAGGAATTAAACCAGTCACTATAGGCATAGGAATCAATACAGGATATGCAGTTATAGGGAATATGGGTAGTAAAAATAGATTTGATTACACAGCTATTGGTGATGCGGTTAATGTTGCTGCTAGACTAGAATCAGGTACAAAAGCAGCAGGTGTAGATTTGCTTATTGGTCAAACCACAGAAAATGCGATAGAATTTGATTTGATACCTTTAGACCCAATTGAAGCTAAAGGTAAAAGCGAAAAATTACAGGTGTATACATGGGATTTAAGTTATCAATAATACTAGGCGGTTTATTGCTAGTAACTGCTAGTGGTTCATTTTGGTATATTGATAGACTACAAGACAATATCTCTACACTCAAAGGCAATCAAATAGCCCTAGAACAATCCATAGCACAACAAAACGAATCAATTAAAACTTATCTTGCCAACCAAGAGAAGGCACAAAAGCAGATACAAGCAATAGAAAAAGAAAAACAGGAAGCAGTAAGAGAAGTAAACAAACTACGAACAACCTTTGCAAAACATGATTTAGATAATTTAGCATTGAGCAAACCTAAGTTAATAGAAAATATTGTGAACAAGGGAACTAAAAAAGTCAAAGAAGAAATAATAGCCTTAACAGACCCAAACCAGTTTGATGATGAAAGTTAAAACCATAATATTAATATCATGTCTTTTTGTTATTGCAAACTGTTCTATGATGCCCACTGCTAAACCTGTTGAGGTTGTAACGATTGCAGAGCCAGTTCCTTTATACCATCCACCTTTACCCCTAGAAGTTGGATTGGTTGATATTGACTGGGAAATATTAACTCCTGATTTAATGAAAGAGTACCTAGAAGATTATGAGAATGGCTCTGCTCCTGCCATTGCTTATTACTCATTAACCAGTAAAGAATACGAAAACCTATCTATGAATATGGCAGAAATCAAAAGATATTTAAGAGATACTTTATCAATTGTTAAATATTATAGAGATTATGACAAAGAAGATAATCAAGAAGAAAAGGTGTCAGAGAACAAATAATTTGATAGACTTTAATTTCATTCATTATTAGGAGATTAATATGATGGGAATGATAGGAGAATGGTTAGGAATAATTACAGGTGTTGTATGCGGTGCATCAATTATCTGTGCTTTGACTCCTACACCTAAAGATGATGCAATGATTGCTAAGTTATACAAACTTATTGAATTACTTGCACTCAACATTGGCAAAGCTAAACAAAAGTAGTTAGCTATGTCTGAATCAGTCACGCCATTCGTATACAACGCTATACTAGAAAGGGTAGTAGATGGAGACACCATAGATGTGACTCTTGATTTAGGCTTTGATGTCAAACTCCACAAACAAAGAGTGCGATTAGCAGGAATTGATACTCCTGAATCACGCACAAGAAATTTAGAAGAGAAAGCACTAGGTTTAAAAGCAAAAGAAAGACTTATAGAACTATGTGTTGGTGCTTTGAAAGTTCAATCACTTGGAAAAGGAAAATATGGAAGAATCCTAGGAATACCTTATGATGAAAATAATAAAAGCATTTGTCAGATTCTTATTGAAGAAGGACACGCAGTTGAATACTGGGGTGGCACAAAGAAAGCCAAAGTCCGAGAAGATGGCACATGGGGAGAATAATATGAAGATATCACAAGAAGGAATCGCACTTATTAAGAAGTTTGAAGGGTGCAAATTAGAAAGTTATTTATGTGCTGCTAATGTACCTACCATTGGTTATGGCTCAACTAAAGGTGTAGAAATGGGCATGACCATATCACAAGAACGAGCAGAAGAATTATTACTAGAAGATTTAGAAGTTTATGAAGATGCTGTCAATAAAGCAGTAGAGCTTCCATTACATCAACACCAGTTTGATGCATTAGTATCTTGGACATTTAATCTTGGTGGTGCAAATTTAAACGCTTCAACTATGTTAAAAGTTTTAAATCAAGGTGCGTATGAAGATGTGCCTTATCAGATGAAACGATGGAACAAAGCAGGTGGCAAAGTTCTTGAAGGATTAACAAGAAGAAGATTAGCAGAATCATTATTGTTTCAAGGACATGATTGGTCAAAAGTTTAATATGGAAATAGTGATTATTGAAGATTTAAAAAGATTTTGGGCATGGCTTAGCCATAAATGGTTATTGATACAACACAAAGTAATAATTTTTTACCGACATGGGGTTTTCAACGAGGAAGACATGGTATGGTTTGATGAATTAGATGTTGTAAATATGTCAGTTGATGAAGTTTTAGAGTTAGAAAAGGATATAAAAAAAGGTAATGTTATTGTTGATAAAGGTAGATTTTTTGTTCCTGTATGTGATGATGACAAATAAACTGAAATGGCATTAAGTAAAACACAGACCAAAAGATTAGGTGGAATATTAACAGTCATGTTTGGTGATGATATACCAAGTGACTTATTGACATCTTTAATCACAGAAGGATATATAAAAGTTGAAGGTCAAAAATATAATCTTACTGAAAAAGGACTAGATGAAAAGAATCGTCTTTGTACTTTAGCAGGTCTAAATATTATGTATTCTTCAGAAAAAAAATCTAGTTAATAGAATTTTCATATCTTGCCTTTTCAAGACTAGCCTTTTCATAAAGTTCAATTAAGTCTGCAAATATTTTCATGCTATCATCTTTATCTAAGTTTTTAAGCATATATTCCAGTCTATTATTATCTTTATGATTAAGTTCTTTGTTTTTTTTCAAAAACCTTAAAGACTTTTTGATAAATTCAATATATGCTTTACTAAATGTTTTAACAAATATCATTATTAATTTACAAAAACTTTGTTCTCTATTTTTTTAAATCCCCACATTTTACTAAATGTTGCTTCAGCATTATCTATGTCAAGTTTTGGTTCTTTATAAATTTCTCTTTCAATACAATTAGCAACATACCATCTTTCAAAATTTACACTATATGGTGCTTCATCATCATATAAAAATTCATTCATTTTTTACTCCCCTTTTCATTTAAAATTTCATTTAATCTTTGTAATAACATTTTATGTTGTTCATAATTTAGCACTGAATCTTCATGCATTTCAACTATACTTTTGTGAACTTCAATAGCCATCTGATGTATTTGTTCATCGTGGCTTAATTCTTTTTTCCTGTAATCGTCTATATTAACTACTTTGTTCATCTTTATTTTTAATCATATCGTTATGCATATTTAACCAGTCAATATCAACTTCATCTTTTTTATCATCAAAGTAATACAAAAAATATTCAACTGTGTTTCTCCACATTCTATCAATAAATTTATCTAGTTTTTTAAGTAGTTTTTTCATGATTTAAATTATCCTTACACATTTTTATTGTCTCTGTTAAGTAATATAACTCTTTGGCATTAAATCTTTTTTCATCAAGTATTTTTTTTGCCTTATCTAAGATAATTATAATAAGTTCATTCATTTTATCTTTAGCTACTGCTTTTGAAAAATATAATTTATACGTGATAATTCTGTATTCTTCTCTTTGTTGTTTCCAATTATCTTTAGAAGAATGTCTGTAAACAGTTGCAGATGGCATATTATATTTTTTAATAAGTGAATCTAAAGAAATATTACCTGTAATATATTCCTGTTTTATTGCGTCTAATCTTTTTCTATTTTTAATCATTTTGATTATAGTTGTCTGCTTCTTCTTGTTCCTTGTACTTAATATATGCGTTTAAAACACTCTCAGGAGTCTCACCTAGCGTTTTGTTATAGAGTCTACGCTTTTGTATTATGTTGATTAATTCGTTCTTAGAACGCATATAATCCCATACTTCCATTTCACCTAGTTCGTCATTAAGTTCTTGTACTTGTTCTTTTGTGTGCATGATTACTCCTGTAATTGTTTTCTAGCTACTCTATGCGAGTCAGCACTTATTATTTTAGTTTCAAAACCTTGTTTTTTGAATTTAGTTTCTTGGTCGTCAATAAGACCATATTGTTGAGAACGCATCCTTTCAAACCAGTCATTGATTCCTGCAGATGGATTTTTTACATATAAGTAAAAAGTTTTTAGTTTTTGATTGCCTACTATCTTATTCATCTTCGTACCTTTGAATACTTAAAATACTATGATTAATATAGTTGTCTGTTAATCTTTCTAAATCGGTTTCTGTAAATGTAGTTTGTTTTAGAAGATTTGTTTTCAAGAATTTATCAGAATTGTTTCTTGCATATATTAATGCTAAATCAATTAGTGATTTTGCATTTTGTTGGTCAATAGTCATATTTATTTTTTTCATTTTATTCTCCTTTATCATTTTATTTTTCCTTACTCTGTGAGTATCAATTTATTATGTAATAAGTATAACCCCATAATGGAATATGTGCAAGTATTATTTATTTTATTTTTAGAAGGGTAAATCATCATCATTTTCATCAATCCAATCAGGGTTCTTGTTCCATAATTGTTCAGCATATTCTTGACCTGCTGTTTCTTTGAAACCATAGTGCTTTAAAAATTTAAACTCATTACCAAACTTAGTGTGTAACTGTGCGTGATGAAATCTACATAAGGGTATGCACTCTGAATCGTGTGCTTTTAATCCAAACCCTCTGTGACCACTTACAGGTTTTAATAAATGATGTGCTTCTATATTTCCTTGACAACTAATAAACCCTGACCTGCTTATAAAACAAGGCAGGGTTCTAATCCAAGCTAGATGCTTTTGGTTGACAATTCTTTTGCTCATAGAAACATATCGGTTTTACTAAACATATAAATGTTTATATCTCTTTTGCTTGTTTGTTTCCATGTGTTTCTACTACTAATGCCTTTTCTTTGTCCAACTTTTTGCCAACCCATAGCTTTCCAAAAAACATTACTTTCTAAATCATTTGCACATCCACATGACCAATTAAAGGTATAAATAGATTCTCCATAATTAATTACTGAATCTAAAAGAAGTCTACCTCTTTGCAACATACGAGCATCTGACTGTAAACAAATCTGTGCAATCTTACCTTGTCTTGTCATTACATTTCTATATTGATGACCAAAACTGGCTAAACAGAAACCAACTAAATCACCATTACATTCACAGACAAACAATTTATCATTACAAATTAAACTCCATCTTTTACCAGTTTTGACTCCTGTAACAGCAGATTTATATGCAGGATTGGGTATAAATCCTAATGATTTACTTTCAAGTTTACTTAAATGGTTTATATATTTTAAATCATCTTCTGTAGCAAATCTTATTATTCCTAAGTCCTGCATACTGCATATCTAAAAAGGCATATCGTCTTCTACTTCCTCATTTGGGAAGTAAGATTCAGATTCTTCTTTTTTAATAGCATCAACCAATCCACAAGATAAAGTTTTAGTTCCTGCTTCTTCATTGATGTTAACCCATCCACCAAACTTTTGACTGACTGTAGTTCCATTTCCTAGGTCTACAGTTACTGGTCCACCGATGTCAGGTGCTTTTTCTCCTGCATTGCCATCTTTTAAATATAGCAATCCTACTGACTGTACTAACTCATACTTGTCGTTTGGATTTCCGTATTTATCTTTCATGGTTGTTTTTAAGATTGAATAATATTTATCCACACCTTTTTCATTTTCATCATAAGGGTCTTTCTTGTGATGTATAGAACCTTTCCAAATAACCTTAGAGTTGTTATCTTTCCACATAGTTCCCTTTCTATCTTTTTTTACATATTCTGCCACTTTATTCTCCTTTTAAATTAAATTTATATTCATAACCTTTAGAGTTATGCCTTTTTCTTTTTATTACAATCTCGCCATATCTAGGTAAGTCATATAATTCTCTGCATCTGTCTTTACGCATATTTCTTATACAAGCAGAAATAGTGTTCTCTCCGTAGAATCTTTTTCTACGAGCATACTCTTCTCCATACCATCCTGCATAAGCATTGACAATCTTCTGCTGTATCTCATGGAACATTAGCCAGTTGTTTTTCAAGTATCCTGCTCTTAGGGTCATAAATACACAGTCATCAACTGTGTATTTATTCCTAGACTTCTTTTCTATGCTTCTTGGTACTTCCATTAGAAATTACCTTCGTCTTGTGTTGTTACTGGTGCTTCATTGACTGATGCTTTAACAACCTTTGGTTTGTTTCTTTGCATCGCAGCTTCTGCATCATCGTCCTCTTTTCTAGTTGCAACCCCACACGCCATTAATAAAGAATATCTTTTAGCGTAGCTTAGTGCTGAACCATATGCCTGTGGGTCTTGTTTAGCAGCAGGGATTGTTACCTTGCCTGATGAAAGACTGCCACCATGACCATGAAATATCGTCTCTACACACACACCATTATCAGAATCATGTGCAACTTGCTGAAGTAATATCCCATTATCATTTAAAGGTTTCTTAACAGAATCAATCACTTCTTTTAAACTAGCGTAGTCGCTTTTAAAGAAAGGATTGTTTGCATCCTGCACCACATGGTCAATTTCTTGTTGTGCTTTGACCAAAGCATTTATCAACGTATCTGTTGGTTTCATTTTATTCTCCATAATTCTTTAGCGACCTGTATGCTACTGTTATCCCACATAAACGAAGTCATGTCAGGGTAGAACTGGTCAACCAAAGAGTTAATATTATTATTTTGTAAAAGGTTCATCATTGCTGATGCAACCCTGTACACCTCATTTAATCTCATGTCTATATCGTCTACCTCAAAGGTTATGACCTCTGCTTTCGTTTTGGTCACATAGAGATAATCGGCATAGGCACGATTTTTTTCCAACGCAGTAGCATAAATTGCTATCTGCCTTTGAACTTGTGGGGTCAATGCTGATGGTCTTTTTGCAGTAGTCTTTATATCTCTAATGCAATCATCATATTCCATATCAACAAACCCTAGAACTGGTATGGGCAGGTCATCAAACTCTAGTTCTACTTTCTTTTGATAACTTACAGGCTCACCTAAATTTTCATAAAAGGGTAAACCTACCTCTAAATACTTTTCTATATTGTTATATTCTGTCTCTGCTTTTTCTTGGTCAAATACATTGCCTTGTTTCTTTTCATAATTCATCAATGCTTTAAATTCTTTTTGTGCTTCTGCAACTGATGTCTTGTTACCAATTGCATGGTCAATAACTGTTCCTCTTAACATTGCAGGATTCGTTGGTGATTTATGTTTTGCTAAATACCTGACTATGAATAAAGGTATATCTTGCATAAATAGATTTATAGAACTTGCTGAAAGGTGTTCTATGTCAAATTGGTCAAATGGATTGTTACTATTCATTTTATATCCTCATTTTATTACTTAATGGATTAGTATACACCCTTTTTGGAATATTAGTAGTCCACATTGCAAATTATTTCTTGTTCTTTTCTGCCATCAAGATATGAGAGTATCTGTGACTTAGATATATCTTTTGTGAACACCTGATACCCTTTATTAAATCTGTTGGCAAACCATTCTGCTGTTTCTTTGCTTAGACTCCATGATAATCCTTTGTCGTCTGTGCCACCTCTGTAGATTGTTACTGTGTCAGGTAGATTGTCATAGACCTCTCTTTCTTTATCGTTCATCATCATCTGTGGTTCACTAAACTCTAAGGTCAATAGCTCAATCCAAGTATCAAGATTTTCATAGACGTTTTCTGTGTCTTGCCATAACCAAGATATTAGATTCCAGTATTCTTCTTTAGTTGGTTGCCACCAATCTTGTAGAACCTCTTGAGTTGATGTAACTCTGTAAGGTCTTTCAATAAGAAAGATAAGAGATTCTATATCCTGTTGCTCGTAATACTTTTGGAACTTCTCTTTTTTAAATTCGTATGAATCATTAATCATATCGTTTAAAAATGGATGCCCTGTATAAGTACCTACATACAATGGATGATGAACCATCTGCAAACCACTGTTGAGTTTAACAATGTTGTTTTGCAGGTCTTTGTGAAGTGTTGATTCTGTCATTTTATGTTTTCAATTTATTTGTGTTAATTTATAAAAAGCAGTATAATCCATAATGGATTTCATATCAATATAAAATATAGAAAAGGTGAAAGAATGAAATTAAAAGAATATTTAAGTGAAAACGAATTAACACAAGATAAATTCATAAGAGAGATGGAAAAAGAAACTGGACATAGATTGTCTCAGGGCGGTCTTTCAAAATATATTTTAGAATCTCGTATACCAAGAAAAGCAGAAATGATTGCTATTCATAAATTTACAAAGGGTGCGGTTCAACCAAACGATTTTTATTTAGTCAAATAGCAAGGTCTTTATACCAGTCATCATTAGATGACTTTTTCTCCTCAGGAGTTTTAATCTCTTGCATCTGATAATCCTCGTAATCAAGGAATCTTTTTTGTGAGAGCCACGTTGAGCAATGTGGTATATATTTTTTGTCAGTGCCTTTGATTTCTAAATCATTTAGATATCTTTCTAGGTAAAGCATAATTTTATTTGCTTTAAATTTTCTTGTAACAATCTTGTACTTGATTAAAGACAATGCTTTGTTTTCTTTTCTTGGATACAGCTTCCAAAACTTTTTAAAATCATCATTTATATCTTTCGTATCATCTTTAGGTTCATCTTTAGTATTGGGTGGGGTGGAGGCAAGGGGGGTGGGGGTCTGTAGACCCATAGGGGGGTTATCCGCACCCCCAAGGGTCATGAAGTATCTGTTTGATGTATTACCACCATCTTTATTAAATCTTTTTTGTATTTTTAAAAGTCCAAGGTCTTCAAACTCTTTAACAATTTTTGCAATGTGTTTTGTATCTTTTAAACCTGCAAGTTTTGCAATGTGTGAATAACTTGGGTAACAACTGTTTTCATCATCACAGTAATTGGCTAGTAGTATTAGTATTAATCTCTTAGTTGGTGTTTGACCTTCAAACTGAATCTTTAGTGCTTTGTTAAGACATTCTATGGACATTCTTTCCTCTCTTTTATAAATGGTTGTTTAAGATAATATGCAGATAAAAATGTGTCAATACAAAATGGATTATAAATGCTATAATTTATAATATATTTTTTTTAAGTTAAAATAATGTGAGGAGTTCCTATGAATATAACAGATGTTAAAATTGATGATATAACACCCTACCACGATAATCCTCGTGTAAACACAGATGCAATTAATGTTGTGAAGAAATCATTATCAGAGTTTGGTTTTCAACAACCATTAGTACTTGATAAAAATAATGTGATAATTGTAGGTCATACAAGATTTGCTGCTGCAAAAGAACTGGGTTTTGAAAGTGTGCCGTGTTATGTAGCAGACAATTTATCTGAAGATAAAATCAAAGCATATAGAATTATGGATAATAAATCTGCAGAGTATGCTTCTTGGAACTATGGGTTATTAACAAAAGAAATAACTGATTTATTAGAAAATGATTATGACTTAGAGTTCACAGGCTTCACTGATGTTGAACTTGAGGATATGGGTTTTGACATGAACCTTGAATCATTTGTAGAGGAACCTCAATCTGATGAAGATGTTATACCTGAAATAGATGAAGATAAACCGCCAATATCCAAGATGGGTGATGTTTGGATATTAGGTAATCACAGACTTTTGTGTGGAGATAGCACCTCTATAGATGATGTTGAAAAGCTAATGAATAAAGAACGTGCCGATATGATATTTACTGACCCACCTTGGAATGTTAACTATGGAGCAACAGACCATCCAACATGGAAACAAAGAACAATATTAAATGACCATATGCCTGAAGATGAATGGGCAGATTTTGTGATGGGATTTTGCACATCACTAAAGATAGCAAGTAAAGGTGGATGCATGACTTATTTAGTTATGTCCGCACAAGAATGGGCAATTGTGGACAAAACATTAAGAGATAATGGTTTTCATTGGTCTAGCACAATTATATGGGCAAAGGATGCACTTGTTATATCAAGAAAAGATTATCATACACAATATGAGCCAATATGGTATGGGTGGAATGCAGACGATTCAAGATTATCTCCACTACTAGACAGAAAACAATCTGATGTTTGGAATGTGGACAGACCAAGAGTATCTAAATTACATCCAACAACTAAACCAGTGGAACTGGTGGAAAGAGCAATCAACAACTCATCACAAAGAACAAACCTTGTATTAGATTTATTCCTTGGTTCAGGCTCAACTTTAATTGCTGCTGAAAAAACAGGTAGACGATGCTTTGGAATGGAGTTAGACCCCAAATATGCAGATGTAATAATTGAAAGATGGCAAAACTATACTGGTAAGAATGCTGTGCTTGAATCAACAGATGAGATATATAACAGCTTGAGTGCAAAATAATTCAATTTGTAATATTATTAGCAAATATGTATCATTTACAAAAAAATACAAAAAATGGCTAGTAAAAAACCTAAATATAATAAAATCACATCTGAACTTAAAGAGCAGTTAAGAACCTCTTATGTTCAGGGAGACATTGACCCACAAGGATTTAGAAGAACAGCAACTATTGAGGATTTAGCAGATTTACATAAATTATCAAAAAATACGCTGTATAAACTAGCACAAAGAGAAAATTGGAAGTTTCAACAAGAAAAGTTTCAACATGAGTATGAAGAAAAATTAGATGCCCAAAGAATAAAAGAGTTTTCTGTTGAAGCTAAAAAATTAGATTCAGCTTGTTTAAATATTGCAAAGGCATTACTTGCAAGATGTGGTAATGTGATTAGAAATACTCAAAATGCATCTATAAAAGATTTCACACCACAACAATTAGATTCAATGGCAAGTGCTGCATTGAAAACACAAAAATTTGCAAAATTAGCACTAGGAGAGTCAACCGATAACATAAATCTAAATGGAAACTTACAGGAACATGACACCTTCAGAAGAGCTATGGAGTTGCTTGACTCGGTTGAAGAGAGCAGAAGCAAAGGCAATAGCACTACGCACTGAATGGTTAGATACAGCTAGAGATAAGCAATTACAACCTAAAGATGTTGAGCATTATATATGGTTGATATTAGCAGGGCGTGGTTGGGGTAAAACTCGCACAGGTGCTCAAGACATCGCCCTGTATGCATTAAGAAATCCAAACTCTAGTTGTGCTGTGGTTGCACCAACACATGGCGACCTAAGGCGTGTGTGCTTTGGTGGTCCTTCAGGTTTAATATCAATTATTCCTAAGGAATGTTTTATACAATCAAATGACCAAAAGGGCTACTCATCAAGTGTTGCTGAAATAAGGTTATTCAATGGTTCAAAAATAACAGGTTATGCAGCACAAGAACCTGAAAGATTAAGAGGTCCGCAGTTCCATAGAGCATGGTGTGATGAGGTTGCAGCTTGGAGATATCCTGAAGCCTTTGACCAGTTGATGTTTGGTCTTAGACTTGGTGACAATCCACAATGTGTTATAACCACAACACCCAAACCAACTAAATTAATAAAAGATTTGGTTCAACGAGATGATGTGCATGTGACATCAGGTAACACTTTTGAAAATGAAGCTAATCTAGCTGAAAGTGCATTAGCAATGTTAAAAGACAAATATGAAGGCACTAATTTAGGAAGGCAGGAACTATATGCAGAGATTGTAGATAATCTTGAGGGTGCATTGTGGACTCATGAATTAATAGACGAATCAAGAACTAATGAAGATAGAGATTTACAACAAATCATAGTAGCGATTGACCCTGCGGTAACAGCTAATGCAAATTCTGACGAAACAGGTATAGTGGTAGTAGGAAAAGACTTTAATAATCATTATTATGTCTTAGAAGACTTATCAGGGAGACATCCGCCTGATAAATGGGGTAGAATAGCTATTAATGCTTTCTATGAATGGGAAGCTGATAGAATAGTAGCTGAAGTGAACAATGGTGGCGACTTGGTAGAAAGACTGATTAGAAATATAGACCACAATGTTTCTTACAGAAGTGTAAGAGCAACAAGAGGTAAAATTCTAAGAGCAGAACCAATAGCAGCTTTGTATGAACAAAGGAGAGTACATCATATGGATGTGTTCTCAGAGTTAGAATCGCAAATGTGCAGTTATACTGGCGAAACAAATAGTTCACCTGATAGATTAGATGCTTTAGTATGGGGATTGACCGAACTAAGTAAATCTAAAGGACAAGTAAACTGGAGAATAAGCTGATGGCACAACAAACATTTTTTCAAAGACTGTTTAACATACAACCTGTACAAGAACAAAAGAACTCAAATATGATGGGTTATTTTGGTGTTGGCACTGAAGAAGCAAAGATTTATAAATATCAAGACTTAGCAAAAGAAGGATATTTAAAGAACGCAATTGTTTACAGATGTGTAAATGAAATATCTAAAGGTGCAAGTGCTGTACCTTTTGTTATAAAAGCAGGAGACCAAATAATTGAACAACACCCACTTATTGACCTACTTAACAGACCCAATCCTTTACAATCCTACTCAGAGTTTTTTAATTCCTTATTTGGTTATGTGCTTCTTAGTGGTAATGCATACATTCTTAAAGTAGGAAGTGAGTTAGGACAACCAAAAGAATTACATCAATTAAGACCTGACAGAATTAATATTAAAGGTGGTGGAAACCCAATACCTGAAAAGTACGAATATATTTTGAATGGCAGAGTTCATCAAACTTATATGGTTGACCAAGAAAATGGTTTTAGTGAACTCAAGCACGTTAAATTATGGAATCCATTAGATGATTACTATGGATTAAGCCCTATGAGTGCTGCTGCTGTTGAAGTAGACCAATTCAATATGTCTAGTAAACATAATGTCAATCTATTACAAAATGGAGCAAGACCAAGTGGTGCTGTTATATTTAAACCACAAGATGATGCAGGTTTTGCAGTTAACTTAACTGAATCACAAAGACAACAATTACTCACAGACTTAAACAATAGATTTAGTGGTGCAGGTAATGCAGGTAGACCAATGTTGCTTGAGGGTGACTTTGATTGGAAAGAAATGGGTTTAAGTCCTAAAGATATGGATTTTGCACAATTGAAAAATATGAGTGCAACTGATATAGCGTTATGTTTTGGTGTTCCAAGTCAGTTAGTTGGTGTTCCTGATGCACAAACATATTCAAACGTAGCTGAAGCACGACTTGCTTTGTATGAGGAGACAATTATTCCTCATTTAAGAAAGATTGCATCTGACCTAAACGAATGGTTAGTACCAATGTTTGATGAAAGATTTAGACTGGAGTTTGATATAGATGCCATACCTGCACTATCAGAAAGACGTAGAAAGATATACGAAAACGTAACCAGTGCAGTTCGTGAAGGCATTATGACAAGAAACGAAGCAAGAAAGATTATAGGATTAGAACCAGTACAAGGTGCAGATGATTTATATGTATCAGCTAACTTATTCCCTATAGGTGATGAAGGTGTAGAGCAACCTGAGAACCCAGTCAATGAAGAAGACTTAGAAGATTATGATGAAGACGAAGTAGATAAAGAGATTGATTTCTTTTTACAAGAAGAAAAAGCATTATCAGATATAGACACAATTCCTACCAAAGAAATGGCAGAAGAAGCAAAGGAAGGGCTTGAACTTAGAAAAAAGTTCAATAGGGGTGGCACTGCTGTCGGTGTTGCTCGTGCAAACCAATTGATAAGAAGAGAAAGACTATCCATATCTACAGTTAAAAGAATGTTCAGTTTTTTTAGCAGACATGAAGTAGATAAAGAAGCACAAGGTTTTAGACGAGGTGAAGAAGGATATCCAAGTGCAGGAAAGATTGCTTGGTTGCTTTGGGGTGGTGATTCAGGCTTTGCTTGGGCAAAAAGAAAACGTCAGCAAATCATAACTGAGGAAGACAAAGAGTTTGCTTTACAAGAACACATAGAAGCTAAAGAAGATGAAAAGGCTTTATCAGGTAAAGTTAAAGAAGCCTTAGAAGGTAAAGTTAAAGACCACAACGACAAATATGGTAATTCTAAAACCAAAAGAGTAACTCTTAGAATGTTAGAAGCTGTTTTCAGAAGAGGAGTTGGTGCTTATAGAAATAATCCAAGTTCAGTAAGACCGAGTGTTAATTCACCTGACCAATGGGCATATGCACGTGTCAATAGTTTTTTAAGAGCATTATCAACTGGTAAATTTAGAGGTGGTAAACATGATACTGATTTATTCCCAAAAGGACATCCGCTATCCAGTAAGACATGAAGCTCAATCAAAAGAGATTTAATACCTTTAGACAAAGGTCAATCAGTAACAGAGCAGAAACAAGAAGACAACTTGCACTTAGAAACAATTTAGAAAAAAGATTCTTTAAAAGACTCAACACCTTGTTTAGAAAATTCCTTAATACACAACTATATACTTACAGAGAATTTGGCATCTATGATGATAGTGTAGCAACGCAATTATTAAATGAAGATTTTATGCCACTGATACTGACTCATTATAGAAGAATCTTTCAAGTGGTATACAAAGCTAACGAAGATAAATATTTTAATAATCAAAAACAAGAAGCACTGGTATTTGGAAGAAGCACAGATTTTGAAGAAGTGGTTCAAAATTATTTTAATACAAGACAATTAGTATTAGAAGGTATAACTACAAGAATGGCTAATAGAATCAGCAGATTGATTGAACAAGGTAGAGCAGACAATTTAACATTGCCAGAAATAGCTAAGTTAGTATCAAGCAAGTTTTTACCAATCAGTAGAACAAGAGCTGCTTTAATTGCTAGAACTGAAACTCATAACGCAGCATCTTTTGCTAATCATTCTTATCATCAAAAAGTAGAAGCAGACTTAGGAATTAAGATGATGAAAAAATGGGTGGCAACTAGTGATGCAAGAACAAGGTCAACTCACGCTGCTGCAAGTGGACAAGTTGTAGATATGAATGAAGACTTTACTGTTGGCGGTATGCCAATGGGATATGCAGGTGACCCTAAAGGTGGAGTCGCCAACGTCATCAACTGTAGATGTGTAATTATCTACGCTGATGAACGTGACATGGATTAATTTAGCGGAATAAACTCCATATAAGGTTCTTCAGTATATCCTTCAGGCAACCATACAATTTGTTTTGTTAAAACATCTATGTCAATTTTAACATCATCATTACCACCTTCTTCGTCAGACCCAATAACAATGCATCTGCCACAATAAGCTATAGGATTTGCAACTGTGAATTGAAAGTATCTTTGGTTATTCTTTAATTTACCTTCATCATCAAAATACATAACTGTGTCTAATCCTATTTGCTGTGCATCTATTAAATCGCAATCCATGATGCTGTAAAAAGATTTCAAATTATCATCTATATCAATATATGAAGTAGAACAGTCAACTGGGTCAATTAATATTGCTTTTATTTTTTTAGTCATTTTATATCCTTAAAATAAAGGCAGCCTTAAGCTGCCTTGTTAGTTTCAATTCTTGCTAATACTTCCGCAGCGTTAAAGACTGAGAAATATTTTCTAATTTTTTTCTTTTCTCCAGTTTCTTTATCTTTGTCTTCTTTATAAAAGATAAGTGTTGCTGCTTTTTTTAGACCTTTTAAAGATTGACCTGTGATTCCATCAATTTTTAAAGCCTGTTTAAATGTTACAAAAGAATCATCTTCATTAAATCCTAATGATTCAAGAGTCTGAATGTTTTCTCCTGTGTATTCTCTTTGTGTTAGATAGTTTTTCATTTTATTCTTCCTTGCCTTTCGGCTATCAATTTATTATGTACACAGTATAACCCCAAATTGGAATACTTTGCAAGAATTATTTTAATTATTTTTAATATACCTATATATTGTGCTAATCTATCGTATAAGATACTATATAAAGTAATATGCCTATACCCAAACCAAATACGAATGAGTCTAGGCAGGATTTTATAACTAGATGTATGGGAGACGACACTATGGCGAGTGAATATACAGATTCCGACCAACGATTAGCTGTCTGTACCAGTGAGTACGATTCTAATAAAGAAGATTCTACACAGAATGATGAAAAGCATATAAGAGCAGTAGAAGAAACAGATGACTCTTACATTATAGAGTTTGGAAAAAGCAAACCTGATTCTGAAGAAACTGTTGATGAAATGGCTTCTAAAGAAGAAGCAGAAAAAGAATCTTTAGAAATCAAATCAAGCATTAAAGCCTATCACGATGATGAAGAAGACAAAGACTATGGAACTTTTGAAGGTTATGGTTCTGTCTTTGGAAACAAAGATTTAGGTAATGATGTTATTGAAAGAGGTGCTTTTTTAAAATCTCTCAAACGAAGAAAACCACAAAATGTAAAACTCCTATATCAGCACAAGTCTGATATGCCTATTGGTGTCTTTGATGAAATAAAAGAAGATGACCATGGTTTAGTTGTTAAGGGTAGATTAGCTCTTAAAACACAAGCAGGAGCAGAAGCATACGAATTATTAAAAATGGGTGCATTAGATGGTCTATCAATAGGCTTTAGAGTAAACCCAAAAGAAGTTTCATATGATAAGCGTGGTAACAGACGTATTATCAAAGAAGTAGATTTGATGGAAGTATCGTTAGTAACCTTTCCCATGAACCCTCAGGCAACTGTTCGTTCAGTGAAAGGTGAAGAAATTTCTATTAGAGAGTGGGAAAATGGAATGCGTGATGCCTTCAGTCTTTCTCGTTCAGAAGCAAAGATGGCTGCAAAAGCGGTCACTGATGCATTCGGTCAACGCGAGGTTGATACAAATGCTGAATTGGTAGATGCCATAAAAAACTTAACTTTAACCTTAAAATCTTAATAGGAGACAATTATGTCGGAAGATATAAAAAATGCTATTCAAGAAATGGGCAAAACTTTTGAAGAATTTAAAAAAGTTAATGACCAAAGAATTGAAAGCATAGAAAAAGGCGAAGGTACAGCATATGTAGATGAGAAATTAGCTAAATTAGAAGCTAAGATGGATTCTTATGAAGACATTAATCAAAAATTAACAACTGCTGAAGCTAACGCTGAAAATATCAAAAGCCAAATTGAAAAACTAGAGACAGTCATAAGAAGACCAAACTCAGGTTTTGATACTAAGCAAGTAGATGAGTATATGAATGCGTTTGATACATATTGTAGAAAAGGCATTGAAGGTCTTGCAGCTGATGAAAGAAAAGCATTAACTGTAAGTAATGATTCAACTGGTGGTTATTTAGCACCACCTGAGTATGTAAGAGAGCTGATTAAAGATGTTACTGAAATATCTCCAATCAGAAGTATTGCAAGAATCAGAAGTACAGGTGCTAGAAGTATTCAAGTTCCAAAAAGAACTGGTACTTTTGCTGCACAATGGGTATCAGAAAGCGGAACTAGAAGTGAAACAACTGGATACAACGTAGGTCTAGAAGAATTACCTGCACATGAGCAATATGCTCTAGTAGATATTTCTGAGCAAGACTTAGAAGATTCAGTATTTGACTTAGAAGCTGAAATGCAATCAGAGTTTGCAGAGCAATTTGCAAAAGCTGAAGGTGCTGCTTTTGTAAGTGGTAACGCAGTTGGTAAACCTGAAGGATTTATGACTAACTCATCAGTTAGTTCAATTGACTCAGGTTCTAACACAGCTATTACTGCTGATAACCTCATCACTTTAATGCACAACATTAAGTCAGAGTATGGTAGAAATGGTACTTTTGTATTTAACAGAAGCACACTTTCTGCAATCAGAAAATTAAAAGATACTGCAGGTCAGTATGTATTCCAAGCAGGTATGACATTACAAGGTGGTATGGTAAATACTATTCTTGGTCAACCATATGTGGAAGCTACAGACATGGCTTCTATCGCACAAAATGCTTTCCCAGTTGCTTTTGGTGACTTCAGAAGAGCATATATGATTGTTGATAGAGTATCTTTAGCGGTTTTAAGAGACCCATTTACACAAGCTACTACTGGTAACGTAAGATACATTGCTAGAAGAAGGGTTGGTGGTCAAGTGATTCTTCCTGAAGCCATATCTAAACTAAAAGTAACAGCGTAAGCAAGGAGTAACTAATGCAAGATTTATCAAATAATATTGAACTAGGTAACTCAATAATCAACGCTGTAAAGACTGCTGCTGAAAATGGAAGCGGTATTGATTTACAGGGTTTTGAAGAAGCAACTGCTGTAGTAAGCGTAGGAGCAGAAGGTGATACACTTTCAGGTTCTGTTTACTTTGAAGTATCACTAGAGCATTCAGATGACGATTCTACTTATACAGATTGTGTACAAGCAGATATCGTTAATGGAACTATTGCTGCAGGTGGTATTTGGCTTAAACTTGATGGTACTACAGGGGGTGACCCTGACACCACAGGTGGTCAATGGCAAGTTGGTTATGTAGGCGGTAAGAGATATGTAAGACTGGTTCTAGCTAAAACAGGAACTCATTCAACTGGTACACCTATCAGTGGAATGATTGTGAAAAGCAGACCTAGACATGGTGCAGTCTCAAACGTTATTCATAACGCTTAATTGAGCAATCTTTGGGGGGATTAAGTTCCCCCCTTTTTTAAGGGTAAGAATTATGACAAGAAAATATAAAATATTAGTTCCAAAACCTGCTATAGCAGACGAAAACTCAGCAGATATGGTTTTACACAAAGCAGATGACATTGTTGTTTCAAAAGGAAAATGGCAAGAAGAAATCATGGACACATTCGTAGAAAATGGATGGGCTATTGAAGTTAAAGTTGATTCAGTAGAAGAATCAATAGAAGTTGAAGCTGAAGTTAAGCCAAAAAGAGCAAGAAATAAAAAAGGTCAATTAAAAGCTGATGACCCATCTACTCCTGATGTAAATGAAGCATGGGAAGGTGGAGAAGCACCTAAAAAGACAACTAAAAAGAAAACTACTAAAAAGAAGGCTTAAATGTCTATAAATTCCTTTTTAGGTCTACAAGTTAGACAAGGAAGGTGGGATAAAACCAAAGGTATCTATAAATTTGGTTTCCACCCTTCTGTTGGTACTTCAGAAGTAACTATTTCAGATAATGGTAGTGATTATGACGCTTTAACAGAAGCCAGTGTAATCAAAGTTTCCTCAAGTAATACAAACGATACAAGTGATGGTACAGGTGCAAGGACAGTGCGTCTCAGTGGCTTAGATGGGGATTATAACGAGGTTGAAGAGACTGTTACCTTAAATGGACAAACAGCAGTTAATACAACTAATTCATATTTAAGAATATTTAGAGCAAAGGTATTAACAGCAGGTACTGGTGAAAAAAATGCAGGTGATATTCACATGGGTACTGGTGCTGTTTCTAGTGGCGTACCTGCAACATCAATAGCAAAAATAACAACAGGTGAAAACCAAACACTTATGTCAGTATGGACTGTTCCTGCAGGTTATACAGGTTATTTATATCAAGTAGACTTTTCATCAAACGTACAAGGTAATGTTTATTTGACAGCTAGAGTGAAAGTTAGAGAATTTGGTAGTGTTTATCAAACAAAAGAAAAAGGTACATTTACTAGTGCTGCTTTAAAGTTTGACTTAGAGTTGCCAACAACAGTCACAGAAAAATCAGACATAAAATTAACTTGTGAAGCTAGTGCTAATACACATGGTGTTTCAGGTTCATTTATTATGTTGTACATAAAGAATTAATGACTTAGAATAGATTTATGCTAGAGAGCAATAGTTCTATGGTAGTTACCAAGAAATTTATAGGAAATTTTTATGAGTGCAGGATACCATCATTTTATAATAGAACAAGGTGCTACATTTGGGCAGACACTCACGCTTAAAGATTCAACAGGTGCAACTGTTAATCTAATAGGATTTACAGGTGCTATGTCACTAAAACAAAATCCAACAGCTACAGACACAGTAATATCCTTAACCACATCAAATGGTCGTATGAGCATTAATGGTGAAGCAGGTACAGTAACATTAAGTATATCAGCTACAGATACAGCTGATTTAACTCCTGATGATGGTGTTTTTGATTTAGAAATCACAAGTGGTGGGCTTGTGGTGACAAGATTGATTGAGGGAACTTATAGTATCAGAAGGAACATAACAACATGAGTACAGTAAATCAAATAGAAATAACAAGTACAAGTGGTATAACAGTAACTACTGTTGGTACACAAGGTCTTGCTGGACCAAGTGCAATTATGCAACGTGGTGTTGATTCCACAACCATTGGTTTAAGTGGTAATGGTTCATTCTTAGTATATGACCACTCTAATACTCAATGGACATCATCAACTTCTGCTTCTGTAGCAAATCTAACAGTTGAAATTCAAAAGTTAAGAATTGGTGGTACAGGTGCTACAGTAGTCAGTATCTTAGATGAAGATAATATGTCTAGTGACAGTGCAACTGCATTAGCTACCCAACAAAGTATAAAAAGTTACGTAGATGCACAGGTAACTTTACAAGATTTAGATATAACAGATGGTTCTACAACTATCGCTATTGATTTAGATAGCGAAACACTTGGTTTGCTAGGTGGTGTTGGTATTGATTCTACTGCTAGTGGTAATAATGTTACATTTAGTATTGATTCCACTGTAACAACACTTGCAGGTACACAAACCCTCACAAATAAAACACTGACATCACCTACTTTAACGTCACCAGTATTAAATGGAACATTATCAGGTTCAGCTTTCTTAGATGAAGACGATTTCTCATCTGATAGTGCAACTGCTGTAGCATCACAACAATCTATTAAAGCATTTGTAGAAGCTGCTATAACTGCTGAAGATTTAGACATTACAGATGGTTCTAATAATGGTTCTATAGATTTAGATTCAGAAGTCTTAGGCATCTTAGGTGGCACAGGTTTAACTAGTAGCCTAAGTGGTAATAACATAACACTTGCTATAGATAATAGCGTAGTAACGCTTACAGGCTCACAGACACTAACAAATAAGACACTTACTACACCAGTAATTGCACAGATAAGTAATAGTGGCACATTAACATTACCAACATCATCAGACACCCTTGTTGGTCGTGCAACCACTGATACTTTAACTAATAAAACCTTAACATCTCCAAAAATTAATGGTTCTACTGTAATTACAACAACAGGTACAGAGATTAATGTTTTAGATGGAGATACAAGTGCAAGTTCTGTTGTAATTGTTGATGCAGACCAATTCATAGTAAATGACAACGGAACTATGAAACAGATAGCTGTAACAAGGCTTGATACTTATATATCAGGAACAACAGCTACACTTACGAATAAAACCCTTACAAGTCCAGTTTTAAACAGTCCAGTATTAAATACAGCTTTATCAGGTAGTGCATTCTTAGATGAAGATGATATGTCATCTAATTCAGCTACTAAGGTTGCTTCACAACAATCAATCAAGGCTTATGTTGATTCACAGGTCACAGCTCAAGATTTAGATGTATCAGATGGCTCTACAGACATATCAATAGACTTAGATAGTGAGACTTTATCTTTATTAGGTGGAACAGGTATAGATTCCACAGCATCAGGCAATGGGGTTACTTTTGCCATTGATTCTACAGTAGCTACCTTAACTGGTTCACAAACTTTAACAAACAAAACAATTGATGTAGATAACAACACAGTTTCTAACATAGAAGTTGATAATCTTAAATCAGGTGTATTAGACACCGATTTATCAAGTGTTGCTGCTACGGATACAACGATTGCATCAGCAAAAGCAATTAAAACTTATGTTGATAGCCAAGTTACAGCACAAGACCTAGATATTAGTGATGGTTCATCAACTATAGCTATTGACCTTGATTCTGAAACATTATCCTTACTTGGTGGTACTGGTGTAACAAGTACAGCTTCAGGTAATGGTGTAACCCTTGCTATAGGGCAAAGTGTAGGTACAGGAGATAACGTTGTCTTTAATCAGGTAACAAGTGCTTTAGTAGGTAACGCAAGTACAGCAACAGCATTAGAGACAGCAAGAGCCATAGCACTATCAGGTGATGTGGTTGGTACTGCAAACTTTGATGGCACAGCAGGAATATCAATATCTACAACCATACAGGCTAATAGTGTTGCTCTAGGTACAGATACAACAGGCAACTATGTTGCAACAGTAACTGGAACTGCTAATAAAATCACTGTTACAGGTAGTGGAAGTGAGTCTGCAGATGTAACACTAACACTACCTGATGACGTGCAAATTGCAGATAGCTTAACAGTAGCAGGTAATTTAACTGTTAATGGAACTCTTACATCTCTTGATACTACTAACCTAGATATAGAAGATAACTTATTCCAGCTTAATGCAGG